AATCATAATCCATTATATTTTCATCCCAATAAGGGATGCAGATTAAACGAATACCATGCTCGGCACAATATTTTCGTTTCTGATTATCATTATATTTTTGTTGATATAAACCTTTAGCTCCGCCGTATTTGGACTTGGCCTGATAATGCTGAATACCTTGGTACTCTATCAAAAACTCTAGCTCCCCTTCGTCATTAAACACGGCAAAGTCAAATCTTAACGCGCGGCCTGAGCTCGAGACTAGGTCTGGAAAAGTATATTCTTCTTGATATGGAAGACCAGCCGCATCCAAAATTTCCTCTATCTTGATCTCTCCTCTACTAGCCCTCATACATTTTCTTCTCCTTTACTAATATAATTAAAAATTATCTCTTTGCTCTTTTTTACTATTGCCCAATTTTTTAAGAAAAAAACATCATATTAGCAATACTAGCTTTTCTTCTTTTCCGTTTTCTTTCTTCTTCTTTCTTAATATAATAAAGTCCATAAACAAAAGCAGAAAATTTATCCTTTTTAATACTTCTATTACTTTGTTTAAGTAAAATATTAACTCCCGCATTTTCTTCTACTAAATTTAACATTTGTTCTCTCAATACCGAAGTCAAAACAAAAGGTTGAAGATATTCATTTCTTTTATCTGAATTCATATTTTGTCCAACTTTTGTTTGCATTAATTTTGTCTTTGCGGCGGACTCGTCTATGAGAAATTTAACCTTGCCACTTGCCATTTGAGTCTGAGCATAAGAAAATGCTTCTGTATTAATTGGTGCATTAGCTTTAATTAAATACATAGCATCTTCTTCAACACCTGGACCTTTTATCTTTTTATAAAGTTCCATAGTATCTTCTGCAGTCCCGCCTTCAACTCCAAATGGTGGAAGATCATCTCCAGTTTCTGGATCCACTTGTGCTTTAGTCATAAAATCAATTAAACCTACACCTAATCCATTAGCATCTATAGCAAGTACCCGCGCCTTGTATTTATAATATAATTTCTTTAAATTAATAGCTTGTACTTCAAAATCTTCCGCTTCATAAGTATAAATATTAACCAATGTTTTTAAATCAGCACCTTGTGGTTGCGGAGTAGATTTAAAAATCATTGCCTCGGTTGTACATCCAATACGACCTACATCGACACCTATAACATAATAAGCATTTTTTGAAGATCTGCCGCTATATTCATACTCTGGTTGTAATAATACTCTATGTTTATCAAACTTCTCCGCAGAATAAAATGCGTTCTCTACATCACCAGACCAAATACTTCTATATTCTCGATCAAATGATTCATCATTATAAGTACCAGATATTTTAAGTTTATCTACAAAGTCTTCATTTAATAATCCTTCTTTAACAGGAGTCTCATAAGTTCCGCCCATAATCATAGCTTCATTTGGATCTATAATACTCTGGATTAATAATTCCACAAGCTTATCATATGCAAAAGAGTTTTTCCAGCCTGCAGTTGTAATATATATTTGAGACTTATTAACCATTTCTTCTTTATGACGACTACCATCTGGAAGTAATCTATCTACGTTTGTAGTAGGAATTATAACTTCATTAAGAATATCACCATCAATAAGAACACATTCTTCCATAAGACCGCCAGTTCTACGTTGTCCTCTAGAAGACTGTCTTGCCGCAAGTATATCTATAATCGAGCCATTTTTAAATACATATTTAACATCATCTTTAGATTTCTTTGATACACCACGATCCCAATTTATTTCATTATTAAGAGCGGGAATTAAAGTACATAATTCTTCTATTTTAGCTATTGTGATACTCGCAGCCTGCTCTTTTCCTCCCGTAGTCACAAACAATTGAGAACCGGGATAGAGTATTGCTCTTAACATAAGAGCTAGCATTGAGAGAAAAGACTTACTATCGTAATATTCTATATAAGACGCAACTCTTATATACGTTCTTTTATGAACTGCTTATAGTTTCCTATAAGACTAGACTATGTCACTACCTATTTTTAGGTACTTCCCATTTCGATTTAAGGGATTCTCACCCGCCGCATTAACTTCGGCCCTACTCCTATTGCTTCTATTTTTATTCCGAGGAAGCTTATTTCAGGATAGTCGTTGAAACTTTATTTATATTTAAAGTGAAATCCGCCATGAGATTTATTTTGTCCTCTACAAACTTTAGAAATTGTACTACTATCTAAATTTAATACTCTAGCTGCTTCAGCACAAGAAGAAAATTCTTTTATAAATTCATCTTGTAGTGTCATTTGTATAACAGGCTTAGCGCTTGAATTAGTTTTTGTTTTGTAAAGAGCATTATTAACATTTTCACTTAAAGTAACTAATTGAAGATTATCAATTCTATTATCTGTTTTAATTGCATTTATATGATCAATTACATATCCTTTAGGTATTTCTTCTATATTGTTAAAAATTTGATAAACAAGATTATGTAAAACTATATCTTTTGTTTTTCCATTTTTACATAATCTTACTTTATAATACCCACAAGTTAAAGATGGTTTTAATAATAATTCAGTTTCATCATTCTTTATTCTTCCTAAATTAGAAACAGAATAATGATAATCATAAACCTTTTTCCAAATTTCATTTGGTAAATTTTCTTTATAATATTCAGCTTTTTTTCTTTCTTTTATTAATCTATTATCATGAGCATGTTTGGTGTTATCTGAATAACTTACCCATTCTAAATTAGAAACATTATTATTTAATTTATCTCCATCAATATGATTAACAACTGGTAAATTATTAGGATTATCTAAAAAATGTTCTGCTACTAATCTATGAGCATAAAACATTTTTTTACAATTATTTTTAGATAATCTATAATATTTATAACCACCTTCAGAAAAAGAACCTTTTAATATTTTATTTGTTGAAGAATTAAAAACATCTCCATTATCATAAATAAAATAATTTTCATAATCTTTAATTTGTTTTCTCATAGTGCAAATCTCCTTTTTATAAATACTTGTCTGCAAATTCCCTTGATAATTAGAAAAACTTCCTCGAAGTTCTTCTATGTATATATTATTTTAGAGTCTTTGCAATTAAAGAAGTTTGCTTAAAATTTTTTAATTTTAAGGCGCAATTATTCACGCTCTCGGAAAGGTCGCATACACGTATCGGTGTCTCATAACAATTCTCAAAAATATTCTTTGATAAAAATAAAAATGAAAATTATGTGGATTGTTGTTTTTTAATAGAAAGTCAATAAATAAATCAGGATATTCTCTAAAGAAAGCCACTAAATTTCTTAAATAAGGTAATTGTTCTTTTATTCTTTCTTCTGATAAACCTTGTTTAAAACCTTTAGATGCTTCTCGTGAGGCAGTTATATCTAATAAATTCTTTAAACTCATTCATCTTCTCCTCCTTCAACTAATCCTTGATCTTCTGCTTTATCTTGCTCTATAGCTTCTTTAAAATCCGCATAATCATCATCATTTAACTGGACTTCTTCCAATCCCGCAAGATTAGCTTCTTCTCTATCACGCTTCATTTGCTCAGCAGCTTCTCTATTCTTCAAATATTGTTCTATCTCTTGTGCTAATGATTTATCTTCATATATCAATGATTTATTATATTTCTTTAAATCAGAAATAACTGTATCTATAATATCTTGATCTGCAGTAATTTCAAATTTAGGTATCTGACCGCCCTCTTTCTCACAATAGGCAACAATTTGTCCAGCAGAATCCGCGAATTCAGCTTTATCATTTTTATTTTGTGCTTCTGTAAATTTCGCGGATTTCATCATGGCATCGTATACGCGGGATAGCTTCTGATATGTATCCGTATCACCACAGTCTATTGCAGCATTCATTTTAAGACTTGTTTTACATATCATTTTTAATGTATCTATGCGGGCTGCCCCTTGTATATCAAAGGACTCCATAAATTCATTATAAAGTTTCTCTAAAGCTACCCACTCTTCCGCCTTGTAAAGTCTTCCCCACTTTACCGCAAGATATATTTTATCTTCTTCTGTTAAATCTGCACCAACATCTGGAATATCTACTTGTTCAAAGTGACCGTTAACAGGATAAACTCCATCTCCCGCCATTTGTGTAGGATTATCAAAATCAATTTTAGGTTTAGGAGCTTCTACTTGCTGATAAGTCTGCCATTGAGCTTCGTTAATTTCTCCTCGCTCATAAGCTTCCTTCATTTCTTCCATCTGTTGTTTTTTAATATCTTCAGGAAGTCCATATTGTTTTGCTCTTTCTTCTGCTATTGTTTTTAATCTTTCAGTATCCGCCCAACCATAATCTTTCCATTGTTTTAATTTCATTTTAGATAAATATTTACCAAAAACACTCATTCCTGTCATTTTATAAGGATCTTTTTGATAAGCTCTATCTCTAAGAGTATTCCATTCCGCTTCAATATATGGAACATCAAATTTTTCTAAAAGCCAAAGAAAAGTTGAGGTATCAAAATTATTTACGTGCATTGTTAAACAAGCTTTACATAATTCACATTTTGAACCATCTTTATAAGTGTAGAAACTAGACACTGCCATTGTTTTACCACACTTACTACAATAAACTTTTCCTCCTTCTACTACTTCTATTCCTTGAGCCATTCATTCACCTCATTTTCTTCTCTTTTGTTTTAGCGTTGCGGCAGTCCTTGCATATACTATACCAGCCATCTTTACTTGCACTATTCTTAGAAAAGAATTTGTTATGAGCTAATTTAATTTGCCCACATTTTCCGCAGCGTTTCCAATGACCGCGTTCTTCAAATGTATAGTGCCAGTTCAACCAATCTCGAGACGCGGTTTCCGCGATTATCTTAGGTATCTTATTACGCCATAATGAAGAAATATATTCTACACTATGTTTAACACCAAATTCTGCCTCTAGTAGTTCTTGTATCTCTGCATTTGTTTTACCATCTATTTTATAAATAAGTAATTTATAAAGTAAAGGATAATCTTTTTCTAAAGCTTTATCTACAAGTTCTTCAAAATCTAAAAGAAGATAATATATATCAGAATCAAATTTATCCCAAGTTTCCATTTTCAATCCAGAATAATTACATAATATCGCAACTATATGTGCGGGATTGAAAAAATTAATAATTGCAGTCGAACAAACGTTCCCTTCCGCATCTATAAAAATATCTTCATTAAGATTTATCTTTGCCAATGTTTTTGTTAAATTTTTTGAATACATTGGTTGATTAAAGGCTTTTTTAAGAACATATTGATCTTGATACATTTCTATTATTTGTTGCTTTAATAAATATTTTCTTTTTCCCGTAGCTAGTTTAAATTCTTTATTTGTTTTTTCTATAGCATCTTGTAATTCTTTTAATCCTGGAATAGTATCTAAATCTTCTTGAGTTATCTTTTGTTTAGGTGGATCTAATAATTGATTTTTGTTATCTGAAATCATATTATATAAACCATCTTCGCCATTCTCTAACTTACTTATAAGACCTTCAAAAGAAGTTTCTCTTTTATTAATAGTAGCATTTGATCTATTCTTAGTTAATATCTTTTTTTGTTTTCTTTCTTCTTTATTAAGAGGAAAAACAAGATAATCCGCCATCCGCTCTAAATAATTTGAAGTTAATTTTTCAGGCGGCGTATTAGCTATAATTTCTTCTACTTTTTTAACTCTTTCTTCAGATGTAGCTAAATCCCAATCCATTTTAATATATTCATTTAAAGTTTCATTATTATTTTCTTTATTTATATTATCATTATCTTCATCTTCAAAGAAAGAATCTTCTTCCATAATTGTATATTCTTCCATTCTTTTTCTCCTGTATCTGTTATTAGAAAAGTTTTTAACCTTTCTTCTCTATTTTTATTATACCAAAAATTTTTCTGCTTGTCAAGCTATATTCTAGATTTTTGACCAAAAAATTGATTTTTTAAAAAATTTTTGTCATAATATAATAAAGAAAATAAAATTTTAGGAGAAATAAAAAATGATTGTTATGGCAACAGGACACCGTCCTTTCCGCTTAAAAGGACAAGAGAAAGAAATTAAAGAGTGGTTTGCGGAAAGACTTGCTTTTTTGCACCCTGAAGTCTGTATTTGTGGAATGGCGGATGGTGCAGATATGTTATTCGCCACCGCCGCGATGATGGCTAATATTGAGTTATGGTGTTATTTTTCGGGGAAAGGTTTTGAATATCATAGAAAAGAAAATCCTTTAATTTTTGATTATGCTACTTCTGTTGCTTGTTTCGATGATTTTGATAAAAGAGATAAAGCAATGGTCGATGATAGTAATATAGTTTTAGCTGTTTACGACGGTAATCCTTGCGGGGGTACCTATACAACTATTCAATACGCAATCCCGCAAAATAAACAGATTTATTATTATCCTTTTATTAAAGAGGAAGAGAGGAGTTAATATGATTCAGGTTATTGTATTTATAATTTTATTAGGTTTATATTTTTGGATCGCGGGAAGACATACTTAATAAAAAAGAGAGAGGATATAAAGATGCAAATAGTAATTAATATAGACGAAAATGTATTCACAAGATTATTTGATAATGGCACAGAAGACTATACAATTGTAAATGATGATTTATTTGCCATAGCAAAATCGATTCGCAAAGGTGTGCCACTTCCAAAAGGACACGGAGATTTGATTGATAGAAAAGAATTGCTAAAACAGCCTATGGATCTGGCTAATTATCCAAGTAATTATGTTAAGGTGGCGCGTACAATTATAGAAGCAGATAAGGAGATATAGAAATGACATTAGACAAAGCTATCCAGCACTGCAAGGAACAAGTGCAGGAGCAGGCAAAAAAGGGGTGTTATAGTTGTGCTGAAGAATACCATCAGCTTGCAGAATGGCTTAAGGAGCTGAAAGCGTACAGGGAACAGGGTGGTGATGCTATCAGCAGACAGGCGGTGCTTGAAGGCATAAGAAATCTTTATCCAGATATTCCTATTGTGGATATTATGGGCGCAAGGCGGAAATGGTTAGAGAAGTATGCACCTTATTTTGAGTGTGAAAAAGTGGTTGAACAATTACCATCCGTCACACCACAGCAGAGGACAGGACATTGGATCATCACTAACAAAAATGGAGTAAATATGTACGTGTGTAGCGAGTGCAATAATGAACCTTTATTGATAGGAGAAAATTATCCAATTTTTAAATTATCAGAC